CGCCTCGCGGCGCGTCGTGCATTGACGGGAGACGGCTATGGCTGCGACGGTGCAGATCGTTGAAAAGAACGGAGCGGGAGGGACCACGACCGACAAGACGAGCGGCACGGTCCGCTTCAAGAATGCGGACAACTCGACCGTGGATCTCAACAATCCGATGGTGAAGCCGGGTGCCGGGTCGGACTGGAGCTTCGAGAAATGGCTCCGGATGAACGTGACCGGCGGCACGTACAGCCAGATCACGAACGTCAAGGTCTACACCGATGGGTCATCCGGCTGGACGGGCGTGAACCTCTGGGCGAAGGCCGTCGCGAGCTACGCGACGCCGGCGGAGGGCACCGCATCGACCGGCTACACCAACGCCTTCACGTACACCAGCGGCTCGGCGCTTTCGCTTGGCGCGGGACCGTTCACGAGCACCGGCGAAAAGGGCGATCACGCCGTCCTGCTCATGGAGGTGACGAGCTCCGCGTCGGGCGGCGTGCTGACCGCCGAGACGCTGACGATGGCCTGGGACGAGATCTGATGCCTGCGCAGACCGCCGCCCTGCTGGCGCCACGACCGTTCGAGATCGTCGATGCGGACGGCTCCCGGCACGCCACGAATGGCGAGACGGCGGTCGCATTGCTCGAAACGGACGGGCGGATGTTCCGGCGGCGCGCGGTCAAGGCATTCGGGACGCCGGAAGCCCGATCGATCGAGTGGCTCGTCGTCGAGCTCGCCGGTGTCCGCGTCTACGTCGACGGGAAAAATGTGATCGTCACCCGCGAAGACCTGAATCCGTGAGAAGCGTCCAAAAACAGCCGGCCGAGACGATCCGGGTCGTGTTCGACTTCACGGACGTGATGGCGAGCGCCGCGACGGTCGCGTCGATCACATCGATCAGCGCGACGAATTGCAACGTGGTCGGAAGCTCCGCCTCGCTCACCGTCTCAGGGCAGTCCTATGCCGGGAAGAAGGTGACTTGTTTCGCCGCGGGCGGGACCTCCGGAGAATCGTACAAGCTGACTGCGATCGCGGTCGATTCGGATGGGCAAACACTCGAGCTCGATGGTTATGTGGAGGTGCTTGAAGAATGAGCGTCATCACTGCAACGCCAACGATGACCACGGTGATCCCGTCGACGATGATCGCCGGCGACACGTATTTCTGGACGTTGTCACTTCCAGATTACCCGTCGCCGAGCTACGTGCTCACGATGGTCGCTTGGAATGCGGAGAGCCGCTTCAGCATCTCCGGGACCTATGCGGGCGGAGATTGGACGCTCGCACTCACGCAGGTTGAGAGCTCGGCGATCATCCCCGGTGATTACGAGTGGCGGATTCATGCGGAAGATGGTCCACACCGCCATACGCTCTACCGCGGAAAGATCACCGTTCAGCCGAACTACGAAGGCAACCGGCCGTTCGACAGTCGCACCCATGCGCGAAAGGTGCTCGACGCGATCGAGGCGGTGATCGAAGGCCGCGCGACGAAGGACCAGGAGGAATACTCGATCGAGGGCCGATCGCTCAAGCGGACCCCGCTTGCGGATCTCGTCAAGTTCCGCAGCCAGTACCAGCTCGAATTGCAGCGCGAGGAGCGCGCCGAGCGCGCCGCGTCCGGGCTCGGATCAGGGCGCACCATCGGAGTGAGGTTCGGCCGTGCTTGACAAACTCCGCACCCGCGTCGCCAGGTGGATCGCCCCGGCATCCGGCAAGCCCGCTGGCCTCATGCAGCGCATGTATGCCGCCGCCCGCGTCTCGCGCCTCACATCGGGCTGGACGACATCGAACACGAGCTCAGACGGCGAGCTCTCGTCGAGCCTCACCACGCTCCGCAGCCGCTCGCGGCAACTCGTGCGCGACGCGGCCTATGCCAAGCGGGCAAAGCGAATCGTGGTGAACAACGTCATCGGCTCCGGCGTCGGGATGCAGGCGCAGGTCATGGCGAGCCGCGGCACGCTGCGCGAAGACGTGAACGCCGCCATCGAATCGGCGTGGACGCGCTGGGCGCGCGCAGACAGCGCCCACACGGGCGGGCAGCTCTGCTTCGCCGACCTCGAGCGCGCCGCCATGGGGCAGGTTTTCGAGGCGGGCGAAGTCTTCATCCGGATCCACCTGCGCCGCTTCGGCGATTCGCGCATCCCGTTCGCGCTGGAGTTGGTCGAGCCCGAGCGGCTCGCCGACGACAACCAGGCGGGCGCGGTCGCGCCCGGCGCGACCATCCGCATGGGCGTCGAGGTCGATTCGTTCTATCGACCCATCGCCTACTGGATCCGCGAGCGGCATCCCGGCGAGCTCCGCATCGGCGTCAACGCCACCGACCGGCTGGAGCGCGTGCCGGCGAGCGAGATCATTCACCTGCGCATCATCGACCGCTGGCCGCAGACGCGCGGAGAGCCGTGGCTGCACGCCGTTGCGCGTCGCCTCAACGACATGGACGGCTATGCGGAGGCCGAGATCGTCGCGGCCCGCGGCGCGGCGTCGTATATGGCGACGATCGAGACCGATGCCGATGCCACGAGCCTGGGTGAGCAGAATGCCGACGGCTCCGTCGACATCGAGTTGACGCCCGGCCTCGTCACCAAGCTCGATCCGGGCGAGAAGCTCAACTTCGTGAGCCCGAATCGTCCCAACGCGGCGATGGACCCGTTCATGCGCCTGATGCTGCGGGAGGTCGCCGCGGGGGCCGACGTGAGCTACGAGAGCCTCTCGCGCGACTACTCGCAGAGCAACTATTCATCGAGCCGCCTTGCCCTGCTCGACGACCGCGATCTGTGGCGCACCCTGCAGAGCTGGTGGATTCGCAACTTCCGCGAGCCGGTGCATCGCGCCTGGCTGCAGCAGGCGGTGCTCGCCCGCGCCATCCCGTCGATCCGGATCGAGGAATACGTGCTCGACCGCGACAAATTCGAGGCCGTGCGCTTCAAGCCGCGCGGCTGGTCGTGGGTCGATCCGACGAAGGAAGTGGCCGCCTACAAGGAAGCGGAGAAGGCCGGCTACATCACGAAGAGCCAGATCATTGCCCAGACCGCGAACGGGATGGACATCGAGGACGTGCTCACGGAGCGCGCCCGAGAGCTCCAGATGGCCGAGGAGAAGGATCTCGTGTTCGACACCGATCCGGAGATCTTCGCGGCGGAATCAGGCGCCATCGCCGCCGGGGGTGACATGGAATCCGGCGATGCCGAAGAGCCCGAAGAAACCGAACCGTCGGACGAATCCGGCGAGCCGCGCGCGGCGCGCGTCGTCAGCATGAAGAGGTAGCCATGACCGAACCCATGAAACTCCCAAATCTCACGCGGGACGTCGATGCCGCGGAGATCGTCATCCGCCGCGAGGCGGGCGGCGTGCGCCTATCGTTCCCGGCGTCGAGCGAAGCCCCTGTCGAGCGGTTCTTCGGGACGGAGGTGCTCTCGCACGAGGAAGGCGCGATCCGGATGGACCGGGTGAAGCGCGGCGCCGTCCCGCTCCTCTGGAATCACAACTGGGACGACCCGATCGGGATGATCGACACCGCGTCGGTCTCGGGCGGTCGCCTGATGGTCGACGCGCATCTCTTCGGAACGCAGCGCGCCGCCGAGGTCGAGACGATGTTGCGCGGCGGGCTGCGCAACGTCTCGATCGGCTATCGGATGCATGCGGTGGAGGAGGACTCGAAGAAGAACCTCTTCACGGCGCGCGATTGGGAGTTCTACGAGGTCAGCATCGCCCCGGTGCCGGCCGATCCGACCGTCGGGCTCGGACGCGATCTGTCCGGCGAGAAATTCGAAGTGCGGGTGCTTCCGGCGCCCGAGCAGCAAGTTGAACAACCCGCGGCAGTGGCCGCTACGAAAGGAGCCGAAATGGCTGAAATGAACGCCGCCGCGGGCACAAACGCGGATGTGCAGGTGATCGACCACGCCGCCCCGGAGCGCCTCCGGATCAAGACGCTGCAGACGCTCGCGCGCACGCACAAGATCGACGATGCGCAGCGCGACGCCTGGATCGACTCGGGCGTCACCGCCGAGGAGGCCGCGCAGAAAGTGCTCGACATCATCGCCGAGCGCGGATCGCGCAATCCGTCCGTGTCGTCCG